TACCAATTCACAAAAGAAAAAATCCTTGTAGAGACCCTTTTATTGAATTAGTTATTACTGCACCTAGAATTGCTACACTATCTGATAGAGGTGGTAAAGAAGATAAAATTAGAGAACAAATTTTATCTACAGCAGAACATGGATATCAAGAAAGAGAAATTAAAGAAGAGCTTGGAATTATACCGGAGTCACCAGAATGGAAAAAAGAAAGAAGAGTAAAGAAAAAACAAAAAAGCCAGTGGCTGTAAAGAAGATAAAACCTAAGAAAAAATTAAACGAATTAGGATATCCTCTTGATGACCCGTATGGATTAGCGGCGGCTTTTTGGAGAGCATTTAGATAATATGTTACCAACAAAAAAAGAAACAAGAGAACTAACAGAACAGCAAGAAAAATTTCTTGAGGCATTATTTGGAGAAGCTAATGGTAATCCAAAACAAGCAGGAGAAATAGCAGGATACTCTCCTAGCTCATATCCTAAAGTTGTCAAGTCTTTAAAAGATGAAATATTAGAAAGAGCGGAATATTCTCTTGCATTTAATTCTGCTAAAGCTGTAAAAGGTTTAGTCAATGCATTAGATGATGATGGTTCAACTCCCGGAGCTAATATACGCATGGAAGCGGCAAAACAAATTTTAGATAGGGTTGGTCTTGTTAAGCAAGAAAAAATAGATATTAATTCTAAAGTAGCTCATGGTATATTTATATTACCACCTAAAGATGGAATTAATCAAGCGTAAAGCAAGAACAATACCATTTGGATATAAGTTAGCAGATGACACAGATTATCTGGAACCTATAGAAGAAGAGATAAAAGCATTAGAACAAGCTATAAAATATTTAGAAAGTTGTTCTTATAGAGAAGTAGCTAATTGGTTAAAACAAAAAACAGGCAGACCTATTAGTCATGTTGGATTAAAAAAAATATTTATAAAATGGAAGAACTCAAACCACCAAAGCCAAGAGCAAACCTCGGAAGAAAAAGGGGAGAAACTCAAGGAACAAGAAACTACAGTACTGCTGTAAAAGCAAAAATATCTGCTCAAAAAACTTTAAGAGAGCAAAATAAAAAAATTACAAAAGCACAAACTGAGTTTCATAATGCTAAAAAGAAAAAAGAAAATATATTAAAAACTGATAATGCATTAAAAGGAAAAGATTCTACTGTTCTTACATCAGATAGCATAGAAAATCTTGCACCTAATGTACAAGAGCATGTAAAAGAAAATGTTATTTTTGAGCCAAATCAAGGCCCACAAATGCAATTTCTAGCGGCATCAGAAAGAGAAGTATTTTATGGTGGAGCAAGAGGTGGTGGTAAATCATATGCTATGCTTATTGACCCACTTAGATACTGTGACAAAAGACATCATAGAGCATTATTAATTAGACGTTCTATGCCAGAATTAAGAGATATGATTAATCATTCTCAACGTTTATATTCACAAGCATTTCCAAATGCTAAATGGAGAGAGCAAGAAAAAGAATGGCGATTTCCATCTGGTGCTAGAATTGAATTTGGTTACGCAGAAAACTTAACTGATGTTCTTCGTTACCAAGGTCAATCATATACTTGGATAGGAATAGATGAGTTACCTCAATATCCTACTCCAGAAATTTACAACTTTTTGCGTTCCTCCCTAAGAAGTGTAGACCCAGAAATACCTGTATACATGCGTTCAACAGGTAACCCCGGCAACGTAGGTTCTGGGTGGGTAAAAGATATGTTTATTGACCCTGCAGAGCCGGGAAAATCTTTTGATGTTGTTGTTGATACAGTAGTAGGACAAAAGAAAATTACAAGAAGATTTATACCTGCTAAACTTCAAGATAATCCCTATCTAATGCAAACAGATGATTATCTTATTATGTTGTCATCTTTACCAGAAGTACAGCGTAAACAATTTTTAGATGGAGATTGGAGTGCCTTTGAAAATTCAGCATTTCCAGAATTTAATCCTGCAAGACATATTGCAGAGGCTTTTCCTATACCTCGTAACTGGCATAGGTTTCGTGCTTGTGATTGGGGTTATGCTTCTCATGCTTGTTGTTTGTGGTTTGCTATTGATTTTGATAATAATTTATGGGTATATAGAGAATTATATACACAAAGAGTAACTGCAGACGTATTTGCTAGAAAAGTATTAGAAGCAGAACGAGATGAGTATATAAGATATGGTGTACTTGATTCTTCTACTTGGGCTAAACGTGGAGATGTTGGGCCTAGTATTGCAGAAACAATGATACAAGAAGGCTGTAGATGGAAACCATCAGATAGGTCTTCTGGAAGTCGAGTAAATGGTAAATTAGAATTACATAAAAGATTTACTATAAACGAAAGAACGGATGAACCTACATTAAAAATATTTAATAATTGTACTCATCTATTAAGAACATTACCTCTTTTACCGGTTGATAAAAATAACCCAGAAGATGTAGATACAAATGTTGAAGACCATGCTTATGACGCTTTACGTTATGGAGTTATGTCAAGACCTTTACATCCTAATAGTTATCAAAATAGTAATTTTATACAGTCACAAAAAGAAAAACATTTTAAACCGGCTGATAGAGTATTCGGGTATTAATGCAAACACCAGAAAAAATTAAAATAGGTTATAGAAGTTATAAGTTAGAAGAATGGAAACAAACTGTTGCTAGTGCAAATGAAGCACAAGGGCAGTTTTTTGCTAAAGAGGGTGTAATAGGTTACACTGCAGATGAAACAGGAGTTTCTCATGCCAATACATTGATACATGAAATGTTACATGCAATAATATATCAATGGAATATGGATGTAGATGAGAAAGTAGAAGAGCTACTAGTTAATGGTTTAGCTAATGGTTTAACAACAATATTTGTAGATAATCCAAAACTAATGGACTATTTAAAAGATAAAATTAAGGAGGGCTAAATGCCACAACCAGTATTAACAAAATACAAACAGGGTGACCTTGGTGCTGATTATCCAAAAGATAAACCAGTAGGTGAAAAGTTAGATATGAGTATTCAAGCTAACTATGAAACTAGACCAAATGAGTTTCCAAAAAAAACAGAAAACAAAGTTGAAGCATCTTTTATGAAGATGGCTAACGAAAAAGATTATTAGGAGAAAACTATGGTAATGAAAATGTATAAACAAGGCGAAGTTTCAGAAGTTGCTGATGGAGCACCTACTAAAGAAAAACCACAAGCAGGATTATTAAAAATGTATTCACAAGGTGAATTATCTAATGTTGCTGACAGTGCACCGGCAAAAGAAAAACCACAAGGTGACATGTTAAAAATGTATTCACAAGGCGAGTTATCAAAAGTAGCAGACGGAAAATAATTAATGGCAATTGATGATTCAATTATAGCTTTGGGTGATACCGATGATGCTGATGCATATGATAATTTAGCAGGCACTATTAAAGGTAAATTTCAATCTGCTGAAAATGCAAGACAATTTGATGAGCAACGTTGGTTAAGAGCATATAGAAACTATAGAGGTCTTTATGGTAATGATATGCAATTTACTGAAAGTGAAAAATCAAAAGTATTTGTTAAAATAACAAAAACTAAAGTCATGGCCGCTTATGGTCAAATTATTGAAGTTTTATTTTCTAGTGGAAAATTTCCATTAGGTATTGACCCTACATCTGTACCAGACGATATTGCAGAGTATGCTCACGTTTCTAAATCAGAACAGCCAACTCAAGAGCCGGAAGTACAAAGCCCCTATGGGTTTCCGGGAGATGGTAATGACTTAGAACCGGGAGCTACATTTGATTCTATATTAGGAGGATTAAAAAAAGAATATGAAGGTGGAGATTTTGTTAAAGGGCCATCAAAAGATTCTCGTTCTGAACCTCAAATTAATCCTGCAGAAATATCTGCAAAAAATATGGAAAAATTAGTTCATGACCAATTAACTGAATCTAGTGCTACATCTGTATTTAGGCATTCATTATTTGAAATGGCATTACTTGGAACAGGAATTGTTAAAGGCCCATTTAGTTATGATAAAACTTCACATAAATGGGAAAAAGATGAAGAGACAGGAGAGAATGTATATACTCCCAAATCAAAATTAGTTCCTAAAATTGAAGCCGTATCTTGTTGGGATTTTTACCCAGACCCAGATGCAGTAACTATGGAAGATGCTGATTATGTTATTGAAAGACATAACTATACAAAAACTCAAGTAAGAGATTTAATGAATAGACCTTTCTTTAGAGAAAGTGCTGTAAGAGAATGTCTATCAATGGGTGCAAATTATGAAGCCCGTGGATATGAAAGTTCTTTATTAGATAGAGAAACAACTGATGAGTTTGATAAAAACAGATATGAAATTTTAGAGTTTTGGGGATACTTAGATAAAGAGTTAGCAGAACAAGCAGGTTTAGATATAACAGAGGATATGGATGAACTTGATGAAGTTTCTGTAAATTGTTGGGTATGTAATGGTAAAATATTACGATTAGTAGTTAACCCATTTACACCTGCAAGATTACCTTATATGGTTTGCCCATATGAAATTAACCCTTATCAATTTTTTGGTGTAGGTATTCCAGAAAATATGGATGATGCACAAACAATTATGAATGGCCATGCAAGAATGGCTATTGACAATTTAGCATTAGCAGGAAATTTAGTATTTGATGTTGATGAAACAATGTTAGTACCGGGTCAAGATATGAAAGTATTTCCCGGTAAAATATTTAGAAGACAAAGTGGAATGCCGGGTCAATCTATTCATGGTGTTAAATTTCCAAATACAGCAAATGAAAATTTAATGATGTTTGATAGATTTAGACAACTTGCTGATGAATCTACAGGTATACCATCTTATTCACATGGAACAACAGGTGTGCAATCTACAACTAGAACTGCGGCAGGTATGTCTATGTTAATGGGGGCGGCGGCTCTAAGTATTAAAACAGTAGTAAAAAATATTGATGATTATTTATTACGACCTCTAGGTGAATCTATGTTTGCTTGGAATATGCAGTTTAATGAAGATACCCCAGAAATTAGAGGAGACCTAGATGTGAAAGCACGAGGTACTTCATCATTAATGCAAAAAGAAGTAAGGTCTCAAAGGTTGATGACTTTCTTACAGACTGCTTCTAATCAAAACCTTGCACCATTTGTAAAATGGCATTCTGTATTATCAGAAATTGCAAAATCATTAGATATAGAACCAGAAAAATTAATTAATGACCCAGAACGGGCGGCAATTTTTGCAAAAATAATGGGGATGGCAAATGGAAATACAACAAATGAAGGCAATGGTCAACAATCCAATGTGGCTGAAACTGGAGGAGCACCTGCAGGAGCAAATCCAAACGACATCACTGGCTCTGGAGGTGGCAACATCGGAGTTGGAGGTGTACCGCAAGCAGGGGAAAGTGGCTTCACTCAGAGAGCTTCTGGCACTACGGGAACAACTTAATAAAAGAAAATGACAACGGGCACAAACTTACAATTAACATATAATGAAGATACTGACTCTTGGAGTTATGAAAATGTAAACTACGAATACCCATCAAGTGGTGGAAATAGTTGGTCTGGATTTACGTCACCCGACCCAGATTTTGAATATGTACCAGAAACACCAGAAACTCCAGATACAGATACAGACCCGTGTCCTCCCGGTTATATATTTGATGATACATTAAAACAATGTGTACCAGACCCAAATTATAGAGCACCAGATTATTATGGAGCACCTGCACCAGATGATACTTCTGGTATAGACTCTACTGGTGGAAATGATTTTATAGATTTCGATTCAAGTACTCCAGAAGGAAGACAAGCTATGTTCCAACATGGTAAAGATAAAGGATATTTTGATACAACAAGCACAGCTAAAGGTGGAGCATATGAATTTCAAGGTGCACCACAAGCACCCGAATTTTTACCGCCTCTTGTCAAAGGGTTAGCACAATTTGGTCAAGATAGCCAATACAATAGATATATAAATGAATTAAATAGATTAAATAATCAAAGATTAGCAGAAGGAAAACCTGCTGTTTTAGCTCAAGCTGTAGGATTTTTTGGTTTATCTAAAACATTTCAAGATTGGGGTAATGCAACTATGGCAATACATAGTCCAAATTCTACAACAGGATTTCAAGGGCCTTATAGAACTGAAACAACAGATAGAAATATAGGTGGTGTAAACGTTGATTCTATGGAACGAGAACTAAGAAAAGAGAAATTAAAACAAGAACAAGCTAAAACAGAAAAAGCTAGAGCTGAAGCCGATATAAAAAAAATGGAACAATTAGATAAAGGTGAAAGTGTAAGAGATAGTTCTGGAGATACTTATACAAAAGTTACAAGTGATGATAGGTCTATAGGCGGTGGTTCGAAAGGATATAGTTTTACATCTAGAGACCCTAAACCTTCTGTCTCTCAAAAAACACAAAGTGGACAAGATTATGGTACAGGTAGAGGTGGAACAGCTTCAAAACAACAAGAAATGAAAAAAAGGGATACTAGACCAAGTGGCCCAGATTTAAAAACTAGATAAATAGGAGAATACTATGGCAGAAGGAATGATGAATAACCCTAACGCTCCAATGGGAGGCCAACCTCCTATGGGAGAACCACCAATGGGTAATCCAATGGGTGCAGGAGCACCTATGGGGGGAAGAGAAGATGCAATATTAGATATGCATTTAACACCCGATGTAAAACAAGCACTACAATCAAAAGGTATTGATATTGGCCCTGTGTCTGATAGAGGCCCAACTGAACCTGTAGTGGTAATACCAGTTTCAATAGTTATGGCTAGATATCCCGGAAGTAATCCAGAAGAATCTATGCAACAATTTGTACAGGATATGACTGCAAATGCACAACCACCTGCTACACCACAACCAGTTTCTGCTCCAATGGGTAATCCAATGGGTGCAGAAGCTCCACCACCTTCCCCAGAAGGTTTAGGAGCACCAACACAAATGGATAGGCCACCTATGACAGCTTAGTCATAGCCCCAATGCGACTCTAGGCCACCTGTTTCCAACAGCACCTACAAAGGAGAATAAAATGGAAGAAAATAATAAAGTGGAGATTCAAGAAGAATCAAAACAAGAGGCTCTTCTCGAGCCTATACCTTACAAACGTAAGGCAACAGACGACACAGCGACTGTTTCAGAGGACACTTCTTCAGAAGAAGAAGCCACTCCAGACAGAGAACACCCTGTTAATGCTGAAGAGAAAGTGTTTAAGAAACGTTATGACGACCTTAAACGACATTATGATTCTACTGTAAATAAACATAAAGATGAAGTATCTAGGTATAAAACACAGTTAGAAGAAAATACTGAGAAGATTCAATTACCAAAAACGAAAGAGGAAATTGATGCTTGGCGAACTAAATACCCAGATGTGTATGATGTTATAGAGACTATAGCTCACACAAAAGCGGATGAAAAAGCTAAACAAGTGCAAACTAAATTGAAAGATTTAGAAACAGCTCAAGCAAATGTTAATAAAGAAAAAGCTGAAGTTAAATTATCACAACTTCATCCAGACTTTAATGATATTAGGGCTGATGAAAAATTTCATGAATGGGTTGCAAAACAAGATTCTACTATTCAAGGTTGGTTATATGACAACACGTCAAATGCTAATTTAGCGGCTCGTGCAATTGATTTATATAAATTAGATGCAGGAATTACTAAAAAAGTAAGTGTTGACAAGAAAGAAGCTTCTAAAGCAGTTACTTCAACTTCTAAAAGAGATGTGGATACTAAAGAGAAAAAAATCTGGACTGTTAGTGAAATAACTAAATTAAAACCTGCTCAATATTTAAAAGTTGAGAAAGAAATTGATTTAGCTAGAAGAGAAGGTAGAATTCGTAACTAATCTTTATGTCTATAGGAGGACAAAATTATGGCTATAGGAACAGCAAACGGGTATAACAACTTACCATCGGGTAATTGGTTACCTGCT